GGTATTGAAAGACAGACTCCTGCTGAGGCTGGAAATCAATATGGTAAAACTACTGTAAGAGTTAAACCTAATCAGACTCCAATTACTGAAGATGCTGATATGTTACAAAGTATCTTTGATAATCAATCTGATTTGACAGAACTTTATACAGAACCAACTTATGATGAGTTAAAAGATGCTCTTCAGAATTATTTAAATCCTAACGATGATAATACTGAAACTGCAACTACTTCTAATGGTGTAGCAGCTAGTACAACACCAACTACTAATACCGCAGCTACTACTGAAAAGAAAGAAAATGTAGAAGATGCTTTTGACGAATTATTCAATAACTAATAAATAAATGTAAAGGCGGGGATGTCTGGAGATAGATGCACATTTTCACACATCGTTACGATAGTATCACTCTCTATCTAGATTAACTGCTCATCCCCACTTTTCATCATAAGGAGAACTTAAATGTCAGAAAAAGACAATTTGGCTGGAGTTATAGCCGATGAACTAAATAAACAATTCAAA